CAGTTCAAGCACTTGATGAAGTTAGTAAAAAAACTTTAGGTAGTTATGTTAAGAAAGCATCTACAGAAATAGGAACAAGTGCGATTAAAGGTGACTATAAGAAGATGCAAAAGAGACACAAAGGTGTATTAGATGCAAGTGATAAACTTACAAAGGAAGAAGTTGTAAATGAAAGAAAAACGGTCAAAGTTAAAATTAAAGATCCATCAAAGATCAAAGTTAAAGTAACTGATATAGGAGCTGGTGGAAAAGAATATGTAAGAAAAAATGAAATGGATGAAGGGCAATCTTATGGTTTATACAGAGGATCTGGTAAACCAAAAGGTGCGATGAAAGATTTTCTTGATAAGAGAGCAAAGAAATTAGAAGCAGAAAAGAAAAAACAAAAACCAGAATACAAAAATAATCCTGCATTTGGTGATGCATCACATCATTCTAATAGAAAAACTAGAACTGAACAGGCACTAGAAATTTTAAAGTATAATGTAGTTCAAGATGTTAATTTAGAAGAGAAGAGTGCAGCATGGCAGAGGAAAGAAGGTAAGAATAAAGAAGGTGGTTTAAATGAGAAGGGTAGGAAGTCTTATGAAAGAGAGAATCCTGGTTCTGATTTAAAAGCACCACAACCAGAGGGCGGACCTAGAAAGAAATCTTTCTGTGCTCGTATGGGTGGTGTAAAAGGACCAATGAAAAAACCAAATGGTGAACCAACTCGTAAGGCATTGGCACTTAGGAAATGGAAGTGTAGTGAATCATCAGATTGGAGAAATGATGTAGAAATGAATGAAGGTATTGGTAGTGCAGCAAAAGCTGTTGGTAGAGCTGCTGGAAATACTGTAGGATACGCTGCTAAAGTTGCTAGTGGTGTAGTGGGGCAGGGTGTACAAGCGTTAAGTAAACCAGATCTTAAACCTAATATTGATGTCAAACCTAAAACTGGTGGTGTTAGTGCTAATAAAAATTCATTAAGTGCTAAGAAAAAAGCACTTGATAAAATTAAAAAAGATAGAAGAGAAAGAGCAACTACTATAATGACAGCAGATAAAGCTGCTAAGAAAGTTAAAAAAGAAAGTGATGATAAAAAATTCAAGGCAGATTCAGGGAAACCAATCGTTGCTGAGTTCGTTCAAAATTTATTTTTAACTAAAGAAAATTATCGTGCAATGAGAAATCCTAAAGAGGATAAACCAGAGTCAGAAATGTCTTATGATGAAAAAAGAAAGAAGAGAATGAATGACCCTAAGAAAGGTATTAACTCTCCTGCATTCAAAGAGTTCATGCGTAAGCAGGGAATGTAGTCTAAATAAAAAAAATTAGTATGAGAATATGGGTGAAGGAGATTATGAAAATCCCTGGTTATATCAAGGTACAACTTTTACTTCTGATAATATTGGCGAATTCTTCGGTTTTGTCTACAGGATTACTAATTTACAATCAGGCAAAAAATACATCGGTAGAAAATACTTCTTGCAAAAAAGAAAACCAAGAGGGGGTAAGAGAAGAGTTACCTCAGAATCTGACTGGAAAAAGTACTACGGAAGCTCTGATGAACTTAAACGAGACATTAAAGAGTTTGGTAAACTAATATTTAAGAGAGAAATAATAAGTCTTCACACATCAGTAGGCAAGACAAACTTTGAAGAGACTAGACAGTTGTTTCTTAATAATGTCCTGACAGAAAGCTTGACGGATGGAACACCTGCCTATTATAATAGCAATATATTAGGTAGATACTACCGCAAAGATTATTTCACATGAAAATTTTTTTAGATACTGCAGATGTCCCAACTATCCTAAAGCATTTTGAGACTGGGTTGATTGATGGTGTAACGACTAACCCAACTCTTATCAGGAAAGGTGGAAAGGATCCAGAGGATGTGTACCGTGAGCTATCAATAGCAGGTATACCAGACATCAGCATGGAAGTTGTTGAGGATATGACCTTTGAAGGTCAAAGACTTGCTGCTGAGTACAAGGATGTATGTACTGTTAAAGTTCCATGTACACCAGAAGGATTAAAAACTTGTAAAGAACTATCTGATAATGGTATCCGAGTTAATGTAACTCTTATATTCTCACAGTCACAAGCAATTCTTGCTGCTAAGGCAGGTGCTGCTTATGTGTCACCATTTGTAGGTAGAGTAGATGATAATTCATTCGGTGGTCTTTGTTTAGTTAAGGATATTGCTAAGGTATTCAGGGAGCATCTGGTAATGACTAAAATTCTAGCAGCATCTGTAAGAGATGTAAGGTCTGTGGGTAGAGCATTTGAATATGGTGCAGACATTGTTACCATGCCACCAACAGTCTTTGAGAAGATGTATAATCATATCCTTACTGATAAAGGATTAGAATTGTTCCAAGCAGATTATGAGGCAGTAAGTAAAAGTGCGTAGGCATAAATTTTTGTAAAATATTATTGGGTTTGTCCTGGTTTACTGACTAAATAATGATATAATAGTATTTTATGGAGGTTGAATGACTAACCACAATCTAGTATCTTATAATCAACTAGCAGGTTCTTACGAGGATCCTCATAGTGTTGAGATCTTATCTGAGTACTATGAATGTCTAATTGAATGTGATAAAGATCAAGCAGTATGTAAAAGAATCTGTAGAGAAGTTCTAGCTTAAACAAATACCCTTGACTCTTTGAGTCAGGGGACTTATAATATGTTCAGCTAAATACAAAAAAAGATTTACTCTTATGGCTTTGTCCGAACAAGTAGAAGATTCAATGCGTGAAGCAGAGAGTAGTTTAAGAAATGCTTTATCGTTCGCAGCTAGAACTGAGAAACCATTTATAGCAAAACATATTAGTGAGATGATTCATTTGATTGATGAAATTATTCATGCTGATGCATTCTTTGACAAGATAGACAGTGATAGGACATGTGATTGATGATCTTTTTGATCTCTCTTTTATTACATCATTAGAGGATATCCTTCTTGATAAGGTTCCTGTAATTAGCACTAACATTGCTAATCCAAAATCTTTTCCTATGTGTAGGAAAGGAGATCATAGATTTTTTGGAAAAGAAATATTTTCAAGAACTAATATCAATAGAATTGATTCTTTACATGAACAAGCAGAAAAATTTTTTGATGCTTTTGAAATTATAGAACAAAATGTTTTTGATGTGTCTATATACTTGAAGAGAATAGATGTTAATCTTCAGTACTATGGAATGGATGGATCCACTCATGTAGATGCTACAGATAATGAACTGACTGTTATGTTAATGAATAATAGTCAATGGAAACCCGAATGGGGTGGTCAGTTTCAACTAGTTGATGGTGATACTGTTGTTGAAGAACATGAGTATGTACCTGGAAGAGTTATTATTTTTCCTGGTAATCATCCACACAGAGGTTTAGCACCTAAAGTACCTTCTATTTTTAGGTACACTACAGTTTTTAGAATTATTCCAAATGATTGATTATCCACCAGGATTAAACTTTGATGACCAACAACATTTATTAGAGCATGGGTATGAGTATACTCCTAATTGTGGCTTTTCTGAAGAAAAGAAAGAGAAGTTGGATAGAGCAAAGACTCTCTTTATCGAATCTGTATTAAAACCAGATCACGATCTTCGTGCTTGTGCTCACAATCAGGAGTGCTTCAATGAACTAATGGAAGTTCGAGATCATGTATTGAATTATTTAAATTATCATGGACAAGCCTAGCATACAGCAGATAGAAAATTTCTTTCCAGATGATGTTGCATCAAAGGTAGCAGAATTTGCTACAGATTATGCATCTTATCGTTATGGTGAAACTGATAATAGAGAAGCTCCTCCCACTGGAATGGTTTCTGATTTATTTCATTGGGATAATAAAGATGTAATGACTTCTGCACCCGATCATGTTAAGTTAATATACAATTATTTTATCAAACATATACATGAAAAGTATACAGGTTTTTGGAATGACTATCAAATTTATCGTTTGTATATAAATGTATTTGCTCCTAGAGAGATTCCTTATTTTCATACAGATTCTGTAGGTGACTCTGATCAATGGACATTCATTTATTATCCTACTCTTGATTTTGATTATCATATTAATCAAGGTGGATGTACTGAATTTGATTTAGATAATAAAATTATAGGAGTTCCTCCTATACCAAATAGTATGTGTAGATTTAGTTCGTATGTAAAACATAGAGCTACTCCATTTAGAGATTATCACAGGTTTAGTGTTGCTATCAAATGTGTTAATAAGTCTGAATTACAAGAAGAATCTTTTACTGATCAGTATACAGGTGATGAACATTCTAT